GCAAGCTGCCATGGATGATGATAACCCAGATGCTTATAAGCCAGCAGTAGGAGATAAGACTGCGAAGACTCGTATGTCTACACATACAGCAAAGATGCGTAAGATGTATCCTGATGTATATGAAGAAAGCAAGTCTGATAAGTCATTAGCAAAGAAAGCTAAAGCTTCTGGTATGCCTCTTGGAATCTTAAGACAAGTCTATAATCGTGGAGTAGCTGCATGGAGAACAGGTCATAGACCTGGTACAACACCTGAGCAGTGGGGCCATGCAAGAGTAAACTCATTTGTAACCAAATCATCTGGAACATGGGGGAAAGCTGATAAAGATTTAGCAGATAAAGTAAGAGGATAATATTATGAATATATTAAAAGAAGTATATGATAAAAGGAAACACCCAAATACGTATAGTGATACAATTGTTCCAACTAAAGATGAAATAAAAGAAATACTTTCAGAAGCATATCCTTTAGTTACATCTTTTAGAAAAGCTTTTGGGTATGAAATACATATTTTAGGCCCTAATGCAGAACGTAGTAATGCTATTTGGCGAATATCTGAAGACCATAAACAAAGAATTGATGATGAAACTTATGGTGATGAGGCTATGCAGAATGATAGTATTGGGTTGATGCATTTAAGAACAGCACCTTGGACATTAATCGCAACACCAAGAGTTTGTGAACCGAATGGATTTCATTCTGAGGACAATACTAGTGAAGGGCAAGAGAGCACAGATGGTAAAAGTTTATGGGAATTTGCTGATTACAATTGGATGAATGATAACAATAGAGAATCAGGTGCATTAGAGATAGCAATGTTTTTAAAAATGATAATGGGTAGTGCTTTACAAAGAGGTTATGATTCGGGGTTTTGTGTTTGTATGCCAAGTAGTATAGAAGCTTTTAAACCTTATATACCTGAGTTGAAATTTTATCCTACTGTAATACAAACAATAGGTAAGGCAACAAAATATCAATATGAATGTAAAACAGAAGAAGCACTTAGATTAGATACGGCACCAGATTTATTCGAAGAAATAATTAACTTTACGGACAAGTAATATGAAATCATTTAAAGCATACGAAAATAAAGACGAGTTTACACCTCATATGATGTATGACCCTGAAACAAAGAAAGGTTATAAAGCAAAAACATATGACGATCATATGAGAATGAAGAAGATGGGTTATGTGCATGATTTAGATGAACTGAGTCCAGCCGCTCGTAAAGCCAAAAAACAGGCATACTTACAAAAGACTATGAAAAAATATGGCGATGCTGCAAAGATGGGTATCGATGCGAAAGATGTGAATCAAAGACGGAATGCTCCAACTCGGAAGAAAACTTAAGCAAGGCCTTTTTGTAATTATGGCAACTATAACACTACCTTCTGCAGCTCAAATGAATGCGGTGTATCCTGTTAATATACCAACCGCTACATCCTCTGAGTATTACACTAAAACAGTAAATTTAAAAGAGACTGCTGGCTCATTTTTAGCCGAAGCAACTATGTTGGTGTATGATGAAATATTAAGATACCAAAGGAATGTTGCATTTACACATGGATTAGATGAAGCTCAAATTGCTGCATTTGATTTCGACGAGTTTAAAGCTAATGTTATTTGGTTTATGGACGAATTAGTTGGTGTAGAATCATCGTGGGTTAAAGATGCTGAGAATCCTGAAAGCGGTGCATATGGTTATGTGCAGTTTTTAAATAAAGATAGTGTTGAAACAGCAGTTAATCGTTACAGATACCATATAGAAAAGTTTAATACACGTAGATCAAATAGAGATTGGAATCCACGTGGTTATAGCGATGGCTCAAGAATGGAATATCCAGATTGGTTAATTACACTCGAAAGAAAGGTTAATAATAGTTTACTTGGCACAGTTATGGATCCAGGAGATTACGACCATAAAGCAGATTTAGCTGTGTTAAGCTATGATGAAATGGTAGCATTAGCATTTGTTCATATGCATAGTAAAGATTCTAAAGATTATAACTTTGTACAGTTAGCAAAAGGCGATGCGGCGGCCGCAAAAGAGATATATTCAAAAAACCACCACACAAATATTGATGCTAAAACACTAGCACGTATGGAATTATTCTTCCAAATTCATTAAAGGAAGTCTTGTTTTATATAAATAAGTCTATATAACAAGGAAACATCATGGCAAAACCTAATTCAAGATCGACATTACAAGATTACTGCTTAAGAAATTTAGGCGCGCCTGTAATTGAAATCAATGTAGATGAAGATCAACTAGAAGATCGCACAGATGACGCTATCCAATTTTATCAGGAATATCATTCTGATGCAGTAATACGTGAATATATTAAACATCAGCTCACTGCAACTGATATAACAAATAGTTATATTACAGTGGCTGATAGTGTAACATCAGTTGTTCGTATGTTAAAAATTACTGGTACTACTGGTTCTGCGTTATTTGATATGGGTTATCATATGAGACTTAATGATATCTTCATGTTACAGGGTTTAGGTACTCAAATGCAAGAATATGTACAAGCTCAACAGAAATTATCTTTAGTTGACCACAGGTTACAAAGTGAAGAGCATATAAGATTTAGTAGACATATGAATAGACTTCATTCGGATGAAGGCTTCGGCAACTTAAATGCTGGAGATTTTGTTGTATTAGAAGTATATAATATTATAGCTCCAGACACTTATGTTGATGTGTATAATGATTTGTATTTAAAGAAATATCTTACTGCATTAATTAAACGTCAATGGGGTGCAAACTTAATGAAGTTTCAAGACTTCACATTGCCAGGTGGAATAACGTTAAATGGTCGCCAGATTTATGAAGATGCGATTGAAGAAATTCAGGGGTTAGAAGAAGAAGCAAGGCTAATATGGGCCATGCCAGACAACTTTTTAATGGGGTAATTAATGGCTACATCAGTATATTTTTCGGGTGCTGTAAAATCTGAACAGGACCTGTATGAAGATCTTGTAACAGAAAGTATTAAAGTATTTGGACAAGATATAATATATCTACCACGCACACGTCTAGCAGAAGATGCCTTGCTTAATGAAGAGTGGAGCGAATTTACCCAAGCCTATCCAATAGAAGTTTATGTAGAAAACGTTGAAGGTTTTGAAGGCGATAGTAATTTATTAGGTAAGTTTGGTTTAGAGATTCGCGACCAAGCAGATTTTGTTGTACCTAAACGTAGATGGGATTCTGTTGTAGGTGCTAATGTTAATGATGCTAATTTAGGTTATACCGAAAAAGGTAAACCAGCCGAAGGTGATCTCATTTATATGACACTTACTCAAAGATTATTTGAGATACGATATGTAGAACCTAAAAATCCATTCTATCAATTAGGAGATCTACCAACATACACAATGACTGCTGAGTTATTTGAATATAACGATCAGCATTTCGATACAGGTTATGATGAGATTGATGCTATTGAATGGAATAATGCTACATCATATAGTTATATCGTAGCTGCAGGTGCTACTGCATACGAACTTGGTGAACCTGTTACACAATGGACTGGAGTAAATGATACTGCTTCTCCAGCTGTACCAATTAATGTTGAAGGTTATGTAGCTGGTTGGGACGGTGATAATAACAGAGTAACAATTATATCTCCACATCAAAGTTCAAATGGAGATGGTACATTCATGGCATTCTCTGTACAAGCTGCATCTAATAGGAAACTTGTAGGTACATTATCTGGCACAGCATTAAATATTACAACTGATGAGAGTGGTACTACGAAGACATTCTATAACCAAGATGTATTTGCTGATAACGATGAGTTCGAAGTTGCTGGTGATGATGTAATAGACTTTACAGAATCTAATCCATTTGGAGATCCATAATGTTTGCTAATCATTTCTACAATGAAAGTACAAGACGTATGGTATCTGTATTCGGATCGATATTTAATGACTTACAAGTTGTTAAAAAAGATGCTGCTGGTAAAATACTACAAAAAATTCAGGTGCCTCTTGGATATTCACCAAGAACAAAAGTACTTGCACGTTTAAACGAACAAACATCTGATCCGAAGCTAGCAATCAAATTACCAAGGCTAGCATTTGAAATATCCTCTATGGAATATGATGCAGCTGCACGTGTATCAAAGCATAAGAATTTTACAAAGGTTATAACAGGTGATACATTACAATTAAATAAGTTAGGTGCACCAGCTGTTTATAAGGTTGGATTTGAATTAAATATTATGGCTCAAACTCAAGATGAAGCTCTGCAATTATTAGAGCAGATACTTCCAATGTTTCAGCCAGAGTATACAGTAACAATAAAAGATATTCCAAGCATGGATATAAAGACCGACACTCCAATTGTTTTACAGAGTGTTCAACTTAATGATGATTATGAAGGTGATTTAGTTACGAGAAGAGCTATTGTTTATACATTAGCTTTTGAAACTCGTATTCGTTATTATAGAGGTATAGGTAAAAGCAAACAAATTCTCCAGACAGAAGTTGATTATTCAGGGAATGTTGATCCTACGACTAGTAAATTTGAGACACAAAAGATAGTGGGTACAACCACATCTGATGGTGCTGGTGGTTTTAAAGAACCATACACCGAAACGATTAACTTTTTTGACACTGACGTATAGAGGAG